GTGGTTCGGTACCCGCGGCGTCAACGTCACCTGGCACCTGGACGGCCTGGCCGGCGGCACGCAGAACGGTGTGGTGTTCCCGGCGCAGACCTATGCCGACCTGGCGGCGGGCGCGACCGTGCCGGCCTACCCGACGGCGATCGACGCACTGCTCTTCCGCGAGGGCGACTGGCTGTTCCTGGACGGCGGCACGCTCGACCTGGGCCTGGTGCGCGACTCGAATCTCAACATGCGCAACCGGTACCAGACGTTCATCGAGACCTTCGAGGGCGTGGCATTCGTCGGCAAGGAGTCCTTGCGGATCAAGCTGCCGATCGTCCCGTCCGGGGCGTCCAGCGGCACGATCGACCCGCACGCGATCGACGCCACGCTCCCCGTCGTCACCCCGTGATCGACTGGCCCGCGCCCGCCACCCGACCCGGGCGCGGGCCAACTCGGCAGGAGGTGAGTCCGGGTGCTGTTCACTGAGGTGTCGCCGCCGGCCAATCCGGTACAGACGATGGCGAACCTGCTGGCGTCCGCCGTGCGCGCAGGGGACGAGGCGAGCAACCAGTGGATGGACGGCATCGCCTGGCGCTCCGAGTCGTGCCCGACCTACCAGGGGTTCAACCCGTGCACCGAGCTGGAGGCGCCGCCCGAGGTGGGCGGTGGCGAGCTGCACTACTACGTGCCGGTCGCCTATCGAGTGCTCGACGAGTGCTCGGTCATGTCCGGCACGTTCGACACCGAGCGGGTTCGGCGGCTGACCGAGGCGGTCGCGTCGTTCGCGGTCGCCCGCGAGCTGTGGACCGGCGAACTGTCCAAGCTGGACCCGTACGGCACTCCCGCTGGCGCGGGTCAGGTCAACGGCTACCTGGCGTCGGAGAGTGCGACGGTGCTCGACGATGCCGCCGACGTGTGGTCGGCCATCGCCGCGCTGGAGGCCGCCGCCGGGGATGCGGTGCGCGGGCAGCGCGTGTTCATCCACGGGTCGGTCGCCCTGATCGGCCTGGTGTCGGACAAGCTGGAGCGGGTGGGCAACGAGCTGCGTACCCGCACCGGCGCGGTGGTGGTGGCCGACGCCGGCTATCCGGGCACTGGCCCGGCGGTGCTCGGCACGCCCGAGGTGCAGACCGTCACCATCACCGGCGCGCCCACGGGCGGCGACTGGACGCTCACCTACGACGGCGAGACCACCGCCGTGATCGCCTGGAATGCCGTGGGCGCCACGGTGGCCGCCGCGCTGAACGCCTTGCCGAACCTGGCCGGGGTCACCGCGTCGGGTCCGGCCGGTGGACCGTACGTCGTGACCTTCCCGGCCGTGGACGGCGCCGTCGTGGAGATGACCGCCGACGGGTCGGGCCTCACCGGCGGTGTCGCCCCGGACGTGGGCGTCGCCACCACCACCCCCGGTGTCGACCCCGTTCCCGCGCAGGCTGGCGAGTGGCTGTACGCCACCGGGCCGATCGCAGTCTGGCTGGGTCCGGTGGCGACCGAAACCGAGCCCGCTTCCACAGTGGACCGGCGCACCAACACGCGGTCAGTGTGGGGCTCGCGCATGTTCGCCGCCACGTTCGACCGCTGCGCCCACTTCGCCATTCAGGTGACCGGAGAGTAAGGACTCGATCATGACTGCACCTGCGCCCTACGACGGTGCCGGCTCCCTGTTCGCCCTCGCCGTGCGCGCCACCAAGCTGGCGGCCGACGGCAGTCCGCTCGTCGGTACCTCCTCGGGCTACATCACCGACGCGCTGGTCAAGACCGACATTGGCCTGACCTACAACGAGACCGAGGCGGTGACCCAGCTCAACGGGACTGGCGTGGCGTGCGTGATGTTCCAGGCGCCCGCGTCGGTGAGTCGCGGCTCGGTCGGCGGGCTACAGATCTGCCAGCCGGACCCGGTCCTCAAGCAGTTCTTCCTGGGCGGCGACATCATCCTGTCGGAGGGCGTCACCCCGGCGCCGATCGGCTACCGGGCGCCGCTGGCGAACGTCCAGCAAAACCCGAACGGGATCTCGATCGAGTTCTGGTCGCGCGCGGTCATCGGTTCGAGCTACGCCACGGTGCTTCCCTACATCCACTGGGTGCTCCCCAAGGTCTCGTTGATCCCGGCCGGCACCTGGAGCTTGGCGGCCGACGCCGCGATGGTGCCCGAGTTCGAGGGGTACAGCGAGCAGAACACCGGGTGGGGATCCGGTCCGGAGGACGACTGGGAGTACCCGAGCGACCGTGTCTGGCAGTACGCCCGCGTTCCCACCCTGCCCGACCTCACCCGTCGGTTCATCGAGATCGAGGCGCCATGAGCGAGACGCACGGACCGACCCCCACCAGTCAGGGTGTGCGCGGGTATCGCGACCTCACCGCGAGCGAGGTGGCGCTCATCAATCAGATCAAGGCCACCGAGGAGATCGTCGCCGAGTTGTGGCACGGGGTGGCGAACCTTGACGACTCGGACCCGCGCTGGCGGGCCGTGGCGCGTACCCACTTTCAGGAGGGGTTTTCCGCGCTGGTGCGCAGCATCGCGCAGCCGCACGACCCGTTCGCCAGCTGATCGAGGAGGTGGACCGTTGAGCACTCCCGGCGTGCCGGCGTCGAGCCAGGTGTGTTCGGCGTGGGCCACGGTCGACGACCTACCCGACAACAAGCCCGACCTGCCCCCGGAGCGCTGGGCCGAGCTGCTGCTCGTCGCGACCGAGATCCTGTGGGCGCTGTCGGGCCGGCGCTGGAGCGGTGACGGGAGCTGCGAGGCGACCGCCACCCTGTACGTCGAGAATCAGCGCTGCTGTGGATGGTGGCCCGGGGGGAGCCCGGTGGCCGGTTACTACGTCCCCGCGCTGATTCCGCGCGGGGCGAGCGTGAGCCAGATCCTGACCGTGACAATCGGGGGGTTGGCGTTCGCAGCTTAGCGCCACACCGGCTCCTGGCTGCGTCGCACCGACGGGCTCGGCTGGCAGGACTGCGGCGGGCGCGACGTGGTCGTCGAGTACCTGTGGGGGCACGCTCCCCCGGCCGGCGGGAAGCGGGCGGTGGTGCTCCTGGCGATCGAGCTGGGCAAGGACGAGGTCGGCGATTCGTCGTGCAAGCTGCCCAAGCGGGTGGTCAGCGTGACCCGCCAGGGTGTGTCCATGATGCTGATCGACCCGCAGACGTTCCTCCAGCGCGGCAAGCTCGGTATGCCGGACATCGACCAGTGGCTGGCATCGGTCAACCCCCGAGGTCTGGCTGAGCGCGGCACCGTCTGGTCGCCGGACGTTCCGCGCGCGACTCTCGGCTAGCGACCCCGCGATTCAGGGGGTCGCAGGCGATACGCTCCGAGCCATGCTCTCCAGGCCATATGACCCATACAGCCCCCACGTGCCGGCTGTGACGCCCGCCCCCACGCCGGAGGTCGTCCCGGTCCCCGATCCGTCGCCACAGCCGCAGGCGGCCAGGCAGGCACCCAGAACCCGCCGTCGTGCACCGGCTCGCAAGCGCAAGGTCACGCCACCCAAGGCCATCAAGTGAGCGCGCCCACCGGCCCGGTACTGCTGCTCCCCCAAGCCGAGGGGCTCCTCGCCGAGCTGGAGGCGTTCTACGCGGCCAACGGCGTGGCCCTGCCGGACCGTCGAGTCGTCGCCCCGGGCGCCCCCGGCACGATCGCGTGGGACTGCGAGCAGGTGGTGGTGGCGCTCTCGCAACTCACCACCGGCTCGGGCTCCGGTCAGGTCAACGTGCTGCCACAGTGGGGCAGCCCGGCCGGCGTGGGCCTCATTCGCTACGCCACCTGGAGCGTGCAGGTGATTCGCTGCACGCCGCAGATGGACGACGACGGCAACGCACCGACGGCCGAGGCCCTGCTGGCAGCCGGCGTGTCCGGGCTCGCCGACGCGGGCCTGATGAGTCAGTGTTTCGTGTCGATGGCCGCCACCGCCAACGCCATCCCGCGGGACTGGATGCCCATCGGTGGGGCGATCAACGCGGGACAGGTCACCTCGCTCGGACCCGAGGGTCCGTTCCACGGATACGAGGCCGCGGTGACCTTGACGGCGATGGAGGCATCATGATCACCGTGCGGGCCGGCAACGTCAACGTCAGGGCCGGCGACATCAGAGCGCTGGAGGAGCACGAGATCGAGCCGGACCTGGATCGCCGGGCGACCGCGCTCCAGGGGGCACTGATCCGCGAGGTACCCAAGCGCACCGCTCGGCTCGCCGGCACCATCCGTAAGAATCGTGGGCGCACCGTGCTCGGGCCGCACGTGGACGTGATCGTCGGTCGAGACGGGCTCACGGACTACCTGGGGTACATCCTGCATGGCACGCCGCCGCACCTCATCGCGGCCATTCAGAACCGGCCGAACGCCTCGCTGCGGTACATGGCCGGCGGCACGGTGGTGTTCCGCAAGGTCGTGCGCCACCCGGGGACGACGCCTCGAAACTTCATGATCAACGCTCTCCCGGTCGCGCTAAGATAAGTTCATGGAGTGGAGAACCGTGCCCGGATTCCCGAACTACAGGATCAGCAGCGCTGGCGAAGTCTGGTCGGCGGGCTATCGCGACCGCCGCGGATGGTGGCGTAAGCCCAAGCGCATCGGTGGCGGCCGTGATGGCTCCGGCTATCGGCAAGTAGCGCTCGTGGGGCCGGATGGCCAACGGATGCGCAAGGTGCACCTGCTGCTGTGTGAGGCATGGCACGGGTCACGGCCGGCCGGTATGCAGGCCCGCCATCAGGACGGGGATCAGCTGAACAACACGCCTGGCAATGTGACCTGGGGGACGCCGAGCGAGAACATGCGCGACCAGGTGCGGCACGGCACGCATGTCAACACCCGGAAGACGCGTTGTCCACGCGGCCATCAGCTGGCACTGCCCGCCATGGGCAAGCGGCGGCGGTGCCGCCTCTGTGAGAACGATGGCGATCGTCGTCGTTACGCCGAGCGCAAGGCCCTGCGATGATGCGCCTCCCGTTCGGCCGCCGGCTCGACTGGAAGCCCTACCGCGGCACCCGCTACGCGCGCGGTTGGATCGAGTTTCGCTCCGGCGGACAGGCGGGTTCGTGGCCGTGGCGTGAGGTCTATATCCGCGGTCGGGGCTCTCTGATCCTGTCCCGCACCCGCGCACGCAGGCGGGTGACACTGCGATGAACGAGTGGATCGGCGAGACGGGCGATACGCGACGGCCGACATGGCGGGAGCGCAGGCGTCGGCGCAAGCAGTGCTTCCACCACGAGCACGGTGGCAACCCGGCGAACACCCGGCCGGCGGTGTCCTGGATCAGGCAGCAGATCATCGAGACCGGTAAGGCCAAGATCTTTTGGTGCGACGAGAGCATGGGTGGCTGCGGCAAGTCGTGGTTCACGTGAGCCCGAGAGAGATCGCATTCCTCACGGATTGGCGCGGGTGGTTCGAGGCGGCCAAGCTCACGCTCTACCTGGTAGCGATCTACATGGGACTGACATACCTGTTGCGACGTAAGGAGAGCACGATGGCAGGCAAGCGGTACGGCGGCGGCGCCAAAGCGGCCCAGCGGCTCGACCAAGCGCACCAGTGGGAGCTGGAGGTGCTGCGGTTCGACGAGGAGGAGGTGCACGAGTTCACCACCGTGCGCAAGGTCGACACCCTGCTCGCCGCCCAGTTCATGAACATCGGCGAGGACGACGCCGGCCGGCTGCTGCGCGTCATCGGGAAGCTCATCGGGAAGACGCTCGACAACGCCGACGGCGTGCCAGTGCAGTGGGCCGCGGTGGCGCTGCCGAAACCCAAGAACGCCAAGGCCGGCTACGAGCCCAAGTTCCGTGGTCCGGACGGCAAGCTGTACCCGATGGACCAGGCCGTCAAGTTCGAGGAGATCGGTCAGGGCTCGAGCCGGCGACGCTGGGAGGCGCTACTCGTGGACGAGGACGCCACCACCGCGCTGGACTCCCTCGCCGAGATCACCAAGGACCTGATCGAGGTGTCCACCGGCGGCCGCCCTACGGTCGGGTCGTAGCCATCGTCTCTACGATCCGACACCCCC